TTCCACGGCCAGAATTTCCCGGCGACCTCCTGCTTCCGCTCATCATTTTACCTAGACTTGAAATCGCCATATATTATACTCTTATCTGCGATAAGACACACCTTAAGTCACTTAACGCATGATATACCGTGTCATATCAATATGATGTCATTTATTTATGATAAAATTCATGATTATTGACGCTGAGCCGCTTCCTCTTTCTTCTTTTCTAGGTAGGCAAGAAGCATATTGACATATAGCTCACGTTCCCACGGTATAAGACTTTCTACTTCAGATAAACTCCATTTATGATATTGCATCAATGAAAAGTTCATTTCATAGTAGTTTTTTAGCGTGTTATGAGCGCACGCCATTAAAAAAACTCGGCAACTCCATCAAATGTTACCTTATCGACCTGCCCGCATCCGCCACAAGTATATTCAATCTCATGGCTTAATTTTGGCATTGACTCGAAAAACTTGGTGATTCGTTCATACTGACCAGTGTTCATCGATTCAATAAATTCTATACCTTCTTCCAAGGTGTCTGGTGGAAAGACATTTTCAGCATCATAGACATACTCGATGCATGAAGCCATGAGAGCAAGTTCATTCTTTTCGTTGTTGGTCAATTGTCGAATGCTATCGATAGTCGGGTATTTCATCTTTAAGCCAAGCTTGTCATCGATCATGAATTTATCAACATGATGCTCATTGCGCTTTACCTTTACCTGATCGAGCTTGATTATCACTTCTGTTGCATGATCGCACTTGACACCTTCACGATTTACACCTCCGCGATGACGATATGTAAACTTGACTTCTTCACCTACTGACTTGGCGCGCAGATTTAAAAATAAATATTCGACATCGAAATAGGGTAGTTTCGTTACATCGACACCATCTACACATGCGCTAATCGCATCCTTGATGGATCGAATGATTGAATCCTGATCTTCTGACTCTACTGCAATAAGAAGAGCTTTTTCTTCTTTAACTAGAAATGGGCGAAATGTTACTTCTTTTCCCGTTGAGGGAATATTGATTGCAAACTTAGGCGTAAGAATTTTCGGTAGCGGCATAATATAACTCCATTATAAATTATAAATTAGAAAGGAAATATCGTCTTTTGGGCAACTATTGTATTTCTACCACCAGATAATAGTTGAGAGCCTGTTGCTGAAAATGCGCCGTTTAGCCCTTGGCCCTTTATTAGTGAAAACGCTGGCGCAAATCGATTAAGCGTATTAATTCCTCCTCGTATCACATTGGATATGCTAGCATCTGGGCGAGCATCAGGAAATTTAACATGCTCTTCTTGAAAATATCGATATGTAAATTGAATTGTTAATTTGCCATATCCATCGTCGGCCCATGATAGAGGAACGTCAGCTATATTAAGAGGAAATGGTTCCAATAGTGTAACGCGATACGCAAAATCTATTTCGCGCTCTTGCTGCGTTCCAAAAATATTCAATCCAAATGGGTTAGTGATAGCAGTGGTATCAAATCCAACGGCCTGAGCTATGCCGCTCAATTCTCCAAATAATGATCTAGGGCTACTACGTGCGGATTGCATCGATGGCGATGTGCCGTATGTATGAATTTCAATTGATGCGCCCTTTGTTCCGGTGTCATAGTAGCCAACATCAAATGGTGCGTGTCGCGCGACTGGCTGCCCGCCTCTGCCCATCGTTCGGCTTGGCCCCAATATTGAATCCTGCCATCTCATGAAAAACTCGCGCTCGCGCATGTCCTCGCTTAAAATTACTGTAAGCGTTAAGTCTTGAGACAGATATGCATAGGGAATCTTGCGTATCGGCCCGTAATATCTCTGATCGTGAGTTAGCACATTTCGCGTGGGTAAAGAAGCGGATTCAATTCTAAGAGAAAGAGTTCTAGGAATAGATGTCGTGTTATCCGTTCTCAGCGCGTTCGGTGGTGTTATTATGACCATAAAATATGCCGGCTTCGCAAAGCCCGTTTCGTGCATATTGGCTACGAAGTTTTTTAGATTGAATTTATTACCACTCATCGAATCACTCCGCTATTAGTCGATTTGAGAAATGTGTCATTAATAGATTCTTTCTTTGCTTTCTTCATATACATCATTTCTATCAGCCTTCGCGAATCTATCTAATGGAAGCATTATGGCCATGTTCCATTCGGTAGGATCGATGCGAAAAAATCTCGACCGAAGATGCGAAAATAGATATTGTTTCACACAGGGGCGAAAGTATTTTAATTTAGACACTCCATTAAGTATATTATATGATATTCGTATTTTTGTATTCTCGTCAAGCGTGTCACTTGTGGTATAGTCATATAACGCATCCATAAGGCGCGCTCGAAGTCTGGGCGAAATATAATGTAAATTCAAGCCATAGAATCCAGGGCCCGATCCAGCCTTACCCGACGTTACACGAGGCTTAAATGGAATTATCAGAGGAAATCTATCATAATATGGCAGAGTCTCTTTAGTCTTTGGGTCATATGAAAATAGATACATATTACCCAACATTGGATATGATTCATATCTAGTTTTATCAGACTTCAATAGAATTTGTGGCGAGCTTTTTGTTGTTTTCAGGGCTTGATTGCGAAACCAAGTTGATGACGCCTTTTCCATGGAAGGCAAAATACCTAATTTTTCGCCTCTTGTGAGAATTGGTTCGAAGATATAAGCGGCCATATGTACCTATGCGTATAATGTAACTAGCTATTTATCACTTCTTTCCGAACAATTCTCGCTCGGTAATTATCATAAACTTCCATCCTCGATCATTACAGTATTCAGTGGCCGCTTGCCATTTAGCATTATTGACGCCATATGTCATGACTTCTGTAACATATTTTCTTGTTATGGGCTGACTTTTCTTTCGAACTGTCGGAATCTTTGTCTGCGCCGCCGGCTTTATTTCTATCATATGAATTGTCGCGGGGCTTGAATCGCGCTTAATCTTGACAATGAAATCGGGAAAGTATCGGTGGACTTTGCCGTCCAGAGGAGATACATAGGGTATGGCCAATTCTTCGCTTGACCATTGCACGACACTGGAATTTTCATCGAGATAACGCATGACGCGAAATTCCCACAATGATCTATAGATAATATTTGTGGGATTACCGTTATATTTACTGGGGTTATGAGGAACAAATCTTCCTCTATAATATTTCATAATTGTATATAGTATGATAAATAGAATATAAGGAGGATATGTACATGTCGAAGTTCACAATCCCTAATCATTATCGGTATAAGCACTAAATGTTTGGTGACCTAATTGATGCCGCCGCCGAAGCAGAGGCCATTCGGAAGAGCCCTTTACGTGTTTTAGACAAGTTCGGAGGTAAATTCGGAGGTAAAAAACGTCTGACATTTCCTGAAGAACTTCAGCAGATCGATCATTGGGTGACATTTACGGCAATGGAGACAACTCAGGCTATTAGAACAGAATCTTCTAAACGCAAGGCAATGGCATCAGTTACACTTCCTCTACCTGCCGGATTACAGACTGCTTATAACATAAGCTATAGCGAGCTGGCATTGGGAGCTCTGGGTCGCGAATTTATGGATGCGCTTGGTGGCGATTCTGAGGCGCAAGGGCTTTTCAAAAAAGCGGGCGCGGCCGCAACGGCGGGCGCCGCGAGTGGTGCGCTCATCGGGGCCACAACCGGCGTCGGCGTGTTCGGCGCCGCGATTGGTGGAGCTGCGGGCGGGGTCGCCGTCAAGGCGGTGCAGGGGGGCCTCGGCGGTGACGATCAACGATTGGGTCAGATCGCAGTGAGTTCCGCAATGGGCGAGGATAAAATGGCCGCGGCGGCTGCGGCTCAGTTTGGCGTAGCTCGTAATCCTCATAAAGTTGTGTTATTCGATAGTGTAGGATTTCGAACACATTCATTTTCATATCAATTTACGCCAAAAAACAGAAGAGAATCGGAAACACTTAATCAAATAATAAAACTATTCAAGTATCACGCATCTCCAAGCATGAACCCAACAGGTACTATAAAGATGGATACAGTTAACTCTCTGTTCGGGAGCCAACTTCCGGACGTAACCCTTTCTGGTGGTAAACACTTCTTTAAATACCCTGAATTTTTTCAAATTAAATTTCACCATCCAAAATTTCTATTTGAAATAGGCGACTCGGTCTTAAAGACCGTAGACGTTAATTATCATGGTGGAGGTTCTATGTCATATGCGCGCGATATAGCAGACACAGAACCAGCTCCAACACAAGTCAATCTTAGTTTATCATTCATGGAGACGGATATTATCACTAAGGAAAACATTGATAAGGGTAGATAATGCCACACTTCTTTACTCCTAATCCTCTAGTATTATACGATCCTCTTAATACAAACAGACGGCATCTAGCTACGGATATAACGCGCCGATTTAAATTGGAAAATGTTATAAAAAGCCCGGGCCTGGTTTATTATAACTATATGATAAAGGATACAGATCGGCCTGATATCATTGCGGATAAACTGTATGATGATTCCACTCTTGATTGGTTGATTTTCGTCATCAATAATATATTCGATCCATATTTTCAGTGGCCACTTACATATAAGCAATTCAACGATTACTTGGTTCAGAAATATGGTAGTGTGAGTGTTGCTCATACTGGAATTCATCACTATGAACAAATCATACGTGCGCGAAAGGATTATAATACAGCCGACGGCGAGCGAATTGTTATTCCCGAATACGCTCTACAGGTGGATCAAACAACATATACTTCATTGGCTAGTAGTGACCGTAGATCGGTTACTAATTACGAATATGAGGAGGATGCAAACAATCGCAAGCGCAGCATAAAACTAATTGACGCAGTATTCGTTCCTGCCATACTTCAGCAATTTGATGAGATATATCGAGCATGAGTTTCGTTCTCGGAAAGGGATCGCTAGATCGACTTACGATTCGATCCACAAGAAGTAAAGCTGAGACTAATCTATCTTCGCTTGCTACGATGATTACATTCTATGAGGATATGTTTACTCCCTTCATGTCGTGCGACGTACAGATTACCGACGGTACTTCTTTACGGACACAGACAGATGGCATCATCGGCGGAGAACTTGTATCTGTCGATATGGGCGATGGCGGCGGCGGAAGAAAACTAAAGAGTGATTTTTTCGTGCGCGATATTGCCAATATAACAAAGATAAAGCCCGACGTAGAGACATATACATTACGCCTTACGGCATTACATGATCTATATGATGCGCCAACTACATTGAATGGTTCTTACACAGGCGAAATAGAAAAATCTATAGATAAAGTAATCACCGAATTCATTACACCAAAGACAAAAAAGAAACTCGTTACGGTAGAGGCTTCTCTAGGTATACAAAGTATCATAGCATCGCAGATTACGCCATTAGCCTTTATAAAACAATTAACACGCGAGGCTCAGTCTAAAACCAATCCCTCGTCTTTGTATTTCTTCTATGAAACAGTAGAGGGATATCACTTTATTACCATAGACGAACTATTCAGCAAGTCAGTTCCAAACACGCATAAATTTATACATGATGAGTTATCACAGTCACAACATTCGCCGGGTGCGTCTACCCGACTAAGTACGAATATATTAAATCTTCAAATAGATGAGACTCCTTCTATTGGATATCTACAGAGTCAGGGTGCTAGTAGCCAGACTTATAGTCTAGACACACTGACTAGAAAGCGTACAATAATCGAAAATTATTACCATGAGTCGTTTAAAGGAGCTAAAGGTGACAATCCTAACTTTCCCATTGAAACAAGTAAACAGTTTTTCGGTAATTCTAAGGGTAAATTATCGGAAAAGGGCGGCACTGCTCAACATTATATAATAGGTTCGAACCCAAATACTCTGCCCTATGTAAGCGAGAGAGACCCGAGTAGAGATACTACGTTTAGGCACAGACAATCATTTGCTGCAATAGAGACTATGACCAAGGCGCTATACGGCGCTCGCAGAAAGCATATCTCAATATACGGCAATCCAAACATAAAGCCGGGCGATACGATTGATCTTACTCTACCTATGACTACCTCCTCGGATGAAAAGAATAAAAATAACCCAAATGATTCGGGAAAACATATTGCTACGGCGGTCAAGCATGTAATACAAATGGCCGAGGGCAAATATGAAACTGTTATTGAATGTATGAAACGCGGTTCCGATAAACCAATTAATAAGTATTAGGAGAATATTATGGAAGCTGGAGGAGCCACTCCCAAAGATGGAGATCATGCCGGACTTGATGGATTCGTATGGTTCTTTGGCGTAGTCGAAGACCGCAATGATCCGCTAAATGCTGGTCGCGTGCGTGTGCGCGCGCATGGATTTAATACGGCTGATAAGGCTCTTCTGCCGACCGATAAATTACCGTGGGCGCAATGTATAATGCCAGTAACTTCTGCCTCGCTGGGCAAAATAGGATCTTCAGCTACGGGATTGATTGAGGGCTCATTTGTTTTTGGATTTTATACCGACGGCAAAAATAGACAGCAGCCAATTATTATGGGTTCGTTACCAGGAATTGCAGCCAAAGGGCCCGGCGCAGGAACATCCAGTACAACGCCCGGATCTGGATTTGGTGATCCCGATGGAATATTCCCATTATATGGAATAGGATTGGCAGATACGCCTTCGCTTGGTGTTGGTGCTGAATACGGCGGTTCGGATAACACTTCCGCCAAGTTCGAGAGTTGGACACCCGATGTCTCAGTTGCATCGCGTCATAGAGTATCCAGTGTCGGCGACGACAAGGCCGACGACAAATACCCAAAACTCAATAAAGATAAAAAGATTATACCCGACACATGGAGCGAACCTCTTCCTAGAGGAGGTAAGCCGTCGATCTATCCTTATAATCATGTAACAAGAACTGAATCTGGGCATGTTATTGAAATAGACGATACTAAGGGCGGCGAACGTATTCATCAATATCACCGAACTGGAACATTCTATGAGATGCAGCCCGACGGTAATCGTGTAACAAAAGTTGTCGGTTCGGATTATGAGATTATCATTAAAGACAAGAACGTCTATATTCAGGGCGCATGTAACGTCACAATCAAGGGCGACGTTAAGATGCTTTGTGAGGGAGACCTTGTGCAAGAGGTTAATAAAAATTATCATTTGACTGTTCATGGCGATATGATAACCAAGATCGGCGGAAATCAACTTACGGAAATATCAAGCGATAGATCAACCAATGTCGATGGCAAAGATTCACTTCTGGTTTCAGGAAACCGTATATCCACGATAGGAAACGATTACTCTCTTAACGTGGGCAAAGAAAGAAAAACACAGATTGGATCTTCGGATGTCAAAGTTGTAGCCAATACTGTTACCACGGTGGCCGGTGGAGGTATCAATTTTACAACGCCTAAGAATACAAATATATCCTCTGTGGGCGATCTTAACTTTGCAGCTGCCGGCAATATAGCCATAAAGTCCAAGGGCACATTCAAGCTTAATGTCGAGGGGATGCATATTCAGACATATAAGAGTGAATCACATTTCCGACATGTGGGTAATGCATTTCCAACGTATAAGGCCGAATCTCATTTTCGACATGAGGGCCATTTCAAGTTTTTTTATGGAGCAGACACGTCGAAAGACTTTGCGGCGGGCACTGATCATGTTGCACCCTCGCCAGCACGAAGCAGTGACTCTACTCGTAATACCGCAACGGAAGCGACATCATCATGAGTGCAGACGTATCAAACTTACAGAGCGTAATAGAGGCCGCGAAAAAAAGCGCGGGCGTGACTGGTCTTGGAAATTCTAATGGAGCTGCCGCGGCAGCTGCGGCGGGGCTAAAGGTATATGAATTTGGTAAACTTAAAGATGTAGTTGCGCCAGACTTTAATACACTAGCCGCGACGGCAAAGAGTGCAGCCAGCTCTATGAATGAAGCCGCGCAGCAAATTACCACTGCTATGCCAAGCTTGACAGTGAAGTTGGGTGACGTGATAGATAGCCTGCCCGTTGCCGGCCTTTCAGACGCCCTGAATGGGCAAATGAAATCTTTGACGGCGGGCGCTCAGTCTGCGCTAGGAGACGCGGTCACAGGAAGCACTGCCGCGATTACTAAGATCGCAGATAGCATTCCAAAAACTTTTACCCTTGACGGTTCTGCGCCGGCCGGTGCCGATGGCGGCGCGAGTGCTTCAGTAGCGAGCGCGGCGGCAAGCTTAGGAAATGTACAGAATAACCTAACTGACGCAATGACAAAACTAAGCGACATGAAACAAATCGTAAGCAATGCAATACCGGCCGCGACAGGTTCCTCATTAGAGGCTCTAACGAATATGAAGAAGCAACTAACTGGAACCATAGAGAGCGCAGAAGGTTTGCAGAAAAGCATAACTGATGCGCTTCCACAACTTCCTACGCTTCCATTTACAATTCCTAGCACAATAGCTGTTGCGGCTCTTATATCGAAACTACCGACTTTACCGTGCGGAATAAATATCAAGTTAGATGCGCTTGCGGGGCTACAAAAAGAATTAGATAAGGTAATGGGCGAATTAAGTTCGACTGTCAATGGAGTATACGATAAAATTGATTCACTGAAAGCTCAAATGGAAGCTGCTCTAAATGAATGCGTGAATAAACTGAAAGATGCATTAGGCGAGATAAAGATTCCTACTCTGGAGTTCCCGATCGAACTACTTAAGGTCTTAAGCTTGATACAGGGAGATGCAGCAGCGTTTGCTGCCGCACTCGCAAAACTTAAAATTAATTTTCCCTCAATAGATGTCGATTCTATCTTAAAAAAGATGTTTTCTGGGCTGGATTTCAATTTCTGTAAACTTGTACCCAATGTAAAAATCATTGATGGTAAAGAAGTAACTAAAGCAGAACCGTCAACTACCGCCGTCGCTAAGCCTGAACCAGTGACGCCTGCAGCGGCACCAACGCCTGCCGTGAAGGCGCCGACGTTATCATCGCGACTTGGTACAATCACCGAGAAGGACAAACAAGAACTGGACTCTTATGTGAAAAGAGTCATCGTAATTGCGATAGCCTTCGGATCGACAGCAGATTTCATTGAACTTAAGAATCAAACCAGACAAAAGATCGAGCAGTGGGGTGAGAAAATTCGCGCTAGAATAATGGCGGATAGAGAAAAGTACTTTCGACTGACGCCGGTCGGCGAGATCGATGGCGCGGGATCAACACCAGAGACGTGGGTACCAAAAGATCCGGCAAAAAATAAACTAACTCAGGTAGATGAAGAATTGGGCTTACTTGCTACACTCAAGTTCTCAGCGCTGCAGGAGCTGCTTCGCATCGGATCTGACAACGCTTTCGGAGACGTGCTGTCGCGTCCGGTACTCGACGGCGGTGGCGGCGGTTGATATTTAGATAGCCCAAGTAGAAAGGCGACTGGCACAGCGGTGCCGACGAACTTCTTGGCGTTGTTCTTGGCGTTGACGCAAGTGGTTTAGAACTAAATAGACATATTAATCGACTAAATACCAAATAATAATCGATAGGAATATAATGGCGACGGTATCAAAACAAATAACATATAGAGATTTTGATCTGCGATTCATAGCCCATCCTATTACGGGTAAGCTTAATATGCTGAAAAATAGCAATTCGATAAAACAGGCAGTAAAGAATCTGATTCTAACTAATTTCTACGAACGCCCATATGCTCCTCTATTTGGATCGGATGTTCGCGCTACGTTATTCGAAAATTATACGCCTCACACAGAAGATGAATTGAGAGATGCAATAACAATAGCCCTAAATAACTTTGAGCCTCGCGTAGAATTGTTATCCATCGATTTTGGTGGTAATCCCGACCTCAATCAACTTTCTGTTTCAATTGTGTTTCGTCCAATCAATGCAGTCGAAGCTATAACCCTAAATGTCTCATTAGATAGAGTTCGATAATGGCCGCAAATACTGCTATACCCGTAACGGGGTTGAATTATAACGAGATTCGCGCGAATTTGCGCGATTTCATAGCGGCTAAGCCAGATTTTGCTGATTTTGATTTTCAAGATTCTGCTCTGGGCACTCTACTCGATCTATTGGCATACAACACATATTATAATGCGTTCTATGCTAGCATGGCCGCGTCCGAGGCCTTTATTGATAGCGCACAGTTTTATGATAGCGTAGTTTCTCGCGCAAAGCTGGTAAATTACACACCAGTTTCAGCACAAGGTGCTACGGCCAATGTTAGAATATCATTTGTGGATGCCTCGGTCAGTTCGTCACTTCTATCTATTAATATACCTAAAAACACAGAATTCACATCGACCATCAATAGTATATCATATACTTTTGTGACTCCTCGGGCGTATACAGTTCTTGCCAATTCCAGCAACGGATTTGCAACTAATATCGATCTAGTTGAAGGTATACCACTAACGCATCGATATCTATTTACCTCATCCAACACCGAATTTATACTTCCAAATTCTGACGTCGATACTCGTAGCATTTCTGTAACCGTCACAAGTTCGGGTAATACGTCTACGTATACGCCCGTTAGCGATATTCTTACTATTAATTCATCGTCCAAAATATTCTATATCGAAGCGGATCGCGATTCTAAGTACAAGATCAGTTTCGGTGACGACGTTCTTGGAGATAAACCCGACTTTAATAGCACAGTAGCTATTTCATATCGCGTATGCAATGGCACTAGAGGTAATGGCGCTAACAATTTCACATCGGCAGGAAGTATCGATAATCAATCGGTATTCACTTTATCTGTAAATAATCGCGCAGTAGGCGGCTCTAGTCAAGAAGATATTGAATCCGTTCGATTTAATGCGCCCAAAAATTATGAGACTCAAAATCGAGCCGTTATTGCGGCCGATTATCAGCGTATCATTCTACGCGATAATAGGGATCTGCAGGCTGTCAATGTCTGGGGTGGTGAAGAAAATGATCCGCCCATTTATGGTAAAGTATATGCTTCAGTCAAGCCTATTATTGGTACTCTAATATCTGCATCTCGCGCCGCTCAAATAAAAACAAACATTCGTAAGTATAATGTGCAATCTATCGATTTGGAAATTGTCGATCCCACATTTGTATTCATAGAACCGACAATTACGGTAAATATGAACGTCGAAGCAACTACACTATCTGCATCGGAAATTGCGGCGCTGGTCGCAGCACGAGTAATTGCATATGAGGGCACCAATCTCAATCGATTTGGTGGGCGATTTAGGTATTCTAAATTTCTTAATTATCTGGATAATTCCGATATCGGTATTACCGGCTCTTCTGGTTCAGTGCAGCTACAGAAGCGATTCATACCATCGACAACCGTTAAAAATTCATATACATTCAACTTTAATCAGCGAATCGCAAATCACATGGGAGGAACTAATTCGGCCGTGTCAAGTAGTAGATTTACATTAAACGGCGAAGATAATTCATTTATAGATGACGACGCTGAAGGTAATATTCGCACATACTATACTTCAGGTATCAATAAAATTTATACTAATGTTGCGGCTGGGACAGTGAATTATGACACGGGCAAAATCGTATTAAATGCTTTTATACCAACTGCATACGTAGGCAATCACATATCGATAAATGTAATCCCCACCACTCAGAATTTCGCGCCAATACGAAATCAGATATTGCTAATATCAGGAGCATCAATAAAAGTATTCGACGATGAGACGCAAAAGGAATTGGCAGCTATTACTAGTGTCAATACCATTGGGAAATCTGCTAATGTTTCTGAGACCGGACTTGCTCCAGTGACGACGTACTAACATGCCGGCCGTCGGGTCAAATGATGTATATCGCAAGCTATCTTCTCAGATTGAATCTCAGTTTTCTGAATTCATTCGAGCAGATGGTCCAAAATTTATTTCGTTTGTCAAGGCGTATTTTGAATACATGGAGCAGAGCAACAAAGCTCTAGATTCAAGTCGAGGGCTATTTGATAATCTAGATATCGACCGAACGGTCGATGATTTCATAGAATACTTTCAGCGCGAATTCATGAATACTATTCCGCGCAATATTGCAGCAAATAAAAGATTACTGATAAAACACATTAAACAGCTATATCGATCACGCGGTTCTCAGGAATCGTATAGATTTCTGTTTAGGGCCATGTTCGATACCGAAATAGATTTCTATTATCCTGGCGACGATATTCTTAGAGTTTCTGATGGGCGATGGGTTAATGAAATCGTTTTAAGTGGATATAGGATTGATGGTGATCCTCTTCTTATGGACGGGCGACTAATTACTGGACAAACATCAGGTGCTACGGCTCAAGTTATAGAAACATTAAACATCACATCTTTGGGTGTATCGCTATATCAGTTTCGTCTACAGTCTCTACAGGGAACATTTACTGCCGATGAACTTATTAGCGACGGACAAGGCAATTCAATTCGGCTTAATAGCACAGTCGGCGAATTATCGTCGGTAAATATTATTGATGGCGGCGCATTTAATCAATCAGGCGATGTGTTATCTATATCTGGCGCTTCTGGTTCTGGCTCAGCCACTGCAACCGTATCAGCTACATCTGAACAAAGCGCAATGACTTTTCGGATTGTCAATGGTGGTTCTGGATATCGCACTACCAATAGTATAATTACAATGAGCGGCGGTGGACCTGTTCGAACAGCGCGAATTTCCATTGTTAATATATCTAATACTGAAAATATAACCATAAATCAAGACGTTATTGGTGGTGTTAAAAATGTAGTCCTCAATACAGGCCTAACATTCAGTACGGGATCGACTAATAGCACAGCAATAAGTGCTAATCTGGCAGCTGCCAATATAACATCGACTATGACGACTGCATTAAGCTTCTCTAATATAACGGCAGGTTCGATTAACACCATTGCACTATTGGATCCAGGCGTTGGATATACCAGCATACCTACATTGACTGTAGTGGATGCCGATATTTCTATTCAATCGATAGAGGATGTCGATAAGGGAGGATTTAAGGGTCAAAATGCGGTAATTGTAGCTAATACTGTGCCAGGAACTGTTACTTCGATTTCTATCAATAGTGCCGATTCCAATTTCGTTCGTGATGATGTACTCACAATAACAAATAATACAAGAAGCATAGCCAATACAACCGACACATCTACAGACATTAAGGCCAATATAACCCGTGGTCTTATTCGACAGGGAGTATATAATGCCAACGGCGTAGCTAGTGTTTTTAGCGTAAAAACACTAGGTGGGCGTTATATCGATACGCGTGGTCTTATAAGTTGGAATAATAAACTACAAGATAATTATTACTATCAAGAATATTCATACGTCATCCGAGCCACAAAACTCGTAGACGAGTATAGAAATGCTATAAAAAAGATATTACATCCTGCTGGTACCAAGATGTTTGGTATTCTGGACACAAATAGTACTTTGGATCTTTCGTCGTTCGGCACTATCGATACCATAGTGGATGATAGTATTCTAAGTGTCGAAGTCACCTCTATTCCTGATTTGTATGAATCTATTCTACTAGCCGATTCTATAGTTGGCGGTATTCTGCATGCTGGTCCAATTACAGAATCTACGACAAGCACCGACACAACAAACGCAACCAATACAGCAGTTGCTGCCCTTAGTGAATCGGTCACAGGCACTGACACAACAGACGCAGCCAATATAACAACAGCAGCCATTAGTGAATCGGTCACAAGCACTGATGCAACAGACGCAACCAATACAGCAGTTGCTGCCCTTGGTGAATCGGTCACAGGCACTGACACAACAGACGCAACCAATACAGCAGTTGCTGCCCTTAGTGAATCGGTCACAAGCACTGATGCAACAGACGCAACCAATACAGCAGTTGCTGCCCTTGGTGAATCGGTCACAAGCACTGATGCAACAGACGCAACCAATACAGCAGTTGCTGCCCTTAGTGAATCGGTCACAAGCACTGATGCAACAGACGCAACCAATACAGCAGTTGCTGCCCTTGGTGAATCGGTCACAAGCACTGATGCAACAGACGCAACCAATACAGCAGTTGCGGCAATTACAGAGCAAAGCGGTATTCTATTAACGTGGGAAAATGTGATCGAATCTAGTTATGATCCGCAGGTTATATCTGATGTGCTTAATGGTCTTCTTTCAATTGACGATACGGTCAATGCTACTACGTAATTGATATTGTGTCTTATAAATAGCTAATATTTCAACTACTCATAAAGGAGGATACACTCAATGACTATCGAAACTATCAAGGTAAGTGACATCAACTCAGCCAGTGTGACACGCAACGCTCAGACAAGTGAATCCGTATCGGTACAGGGCGTATATAAGGCCGTGTGCTATGATGCGGAAGGAAAGATCAAGTGGGAAGATAACTTTCCTAATATCGTTACTACGGTAGGTAAGAATAATCTTCTTAACATTTATCTCGGGGCTAACTCCATTACGGCTGTTCCTGTCACCTGGTATCTTGGGCTCATCGTAGCAAATGGGTATTCCGGAATTTCCGTAGCGGATACTGCCGCATCACATGCTGGCTGGTTAGAATCTGGCGCTCAAGGCGGAGCTGCTCCCGGCTATAGCCAGGGTACCCGTCGAGCCGTCACTTTCGCCGCGGCCGCGAATGGCGCAAAGGCTACATCTAATGCTGCAATCTTTACAGTTAGCTCAGCTGGTACAATTAAGGGCGCTTTCCTGATAAACAATGAGACAAAGGCTGGCACAGGCGGTATTCTGTATTCGGCCGGGCTATTTACTGTCGGCGACAAGGTAGTTACCGCAGCGGATACACTAAACGTAACATACACGGCATCTGCTTAATTTCATCAAATCATCATAGAGTATAGCTATGCCTGGTATTATTACAAGACGATTTCGAATAAACAATGCCAAGCAATTTTTTGATGCAATAAGTGCTGCCACAAAGAAATTTTATATCTTCATCGGCCGCGTGACGCCTTATGCCGATGAAGCTGCGCCAACTACGCCAACCGATACAATTCAAAACACTCACTTTGATGGTTATCGCGACATGATTGCAATGAAACGAGTGCAGTCTTCCGACATATCGCAAGTAATACCTAAATATTTATGGGCCAATAATACTGCTTATACTCAATATATCGACACCAGTACGTCATTGTTTCCTACTTCAACATCAGTCTATTCGAATACTACATTCTACGTATTAACCGATGCTGATAACGTATATAAATGTATATACAATAATCGTGGTGGGCGATCAACCGTAAAGCCTACTGGGACAAGTACGTCTATCATAACTACAGCTGACAAGTATCGCTGGAAATTTCTATACAACGTAAGTGGAGCAGATAAAACTAAATTCTTTTCTACATCGTTTATTCCTGTAAAGACACTAACAGCTAATAATGGAAGTGCTCAGTGGTCAGTTCAGCAGGCCGCAGCAAATGGTGCAATACATAATATTCTAATTACAGCTAATGGAACAGGATATGTAACGACATCAAATACATTCTCGGCCGTATCAAATAGTACGACGATGGTATTAAAGAATAATGCAAGTACTACCGATGACATTTATACACTATCGACTCTATATATTTCTGCTGGATTAGGAGCTGGTCAGCTTCGTAAAATCGTGAACTATGTCGGATTAACCCGTACTGTAACAGTAAATACCGCTTTTACTCAAACACCAAATACATCTTCTAGTTATATTGTAGGTCCAAACGTAATCATAAAAGGTGATTCTGGAGCCTCCAGCGCACAGCGCGCGCTCGCATACGTTTCGAATGCTGCATTTGGGCAAATTCGAGATATCACGATGATAACCGAGGGTCTACACTATTCCACAGCTAACGTATCTATTTCGGCCAATTCATCTTATGGGTCAGGCTGTGTCGCCAGGCCAATAATATCGCCTAAGGGTGGGCACGGTAAAGATCCCGTACAAGAGCTTGGTGCAGTCGATGTTATGCTAAGTGTGCGCGTAACAGGATCGGAATCCAATACATTTCCTACCAATAATGACTTTCGTATAATTGGTTTAGTGAGCGATCCATTACTTCGTGGTGGCTCATCGGCTAATGCGTCGGTAATCGATCAGTGTAGCAGGATTACCGTTACGTCGCTTTCTGGCGATCTTACTTCTGATGAAATCATTACTGGTGATACCAGCGGAGCTAAATCCAGGTTTGTACGATTTGCCAATACAAACAATGCACGAACAGCAGGTATAGTTCGTGTTATTCGAGTTGCCACAAATGGAACAGGCGGCACATATAAGGTAGGGGAAACTGTCACTGGAAGTGTTTCGGGAAAAACTGCCACGGTAGCATCATTTACCAAGCCTGCCGTGAGAGAATTTACCGGAAACATTATATATACTGAGAACAGGACGTCTATCGCAAGAGCGCCCGAGCAATTAGAGGACATTAAAATGGTTGTGAAATTCTAATGGCATCCATAGCAAATACCGCCACTCTCTCTACCAATCTGAATGTCGATCCTTACTATGATGATTTTAATGAGTCTAAGAATTTTCATCGAGTTCTGTTTAGACCGGGCTTGGCTGTGCAGGCGCGCGAGCTTACGCAGATGCAATCTATTCTTCAGAATCAGATTGATCGCTTCGCAGAGCATATATTCAAGGAAGGTAGCATCGTTCGTGGATGCGAACTAAAGCTTGATCAGAGATTTTACTATGTGAAGCTTCGCGATAAAAATTCTACAGGGTCTACGGTAAACGCGGCCGCGTTTTTAAATAAGACAGTCAAGGGAACAACGTCTGGTGTTCGTGCTGTTGTTAATGCTACTACCGATGGCTCGCAAGCCAATACACCAAACTTTAAGTCATTATATGTAAAGTATATTGCCGCAAATACAAGTGGCGCAAAGTTTTTTGCTAATAATGAAATTCTAACAGCCACAGATGGATCAGGCATCACGGCCAATACAATTACGGCCGCTATGGGTGGCGCTACAGGTCACGGCAGTTCAATCACGATTGCCTCTGGTGTCGTGTTCGCGAAAGATCATTTCATTCGTGTCGATGAACAAACGCTAACTCTGGAAAGATATTCGGCTAATGCGACATTCCGTATTGGTTTGGATATTAATGAGAGCATCGTATCCGACGTTGATGATACTACTCTACTCGATCCCGCAAGTGGCGCATTTAATTATGCTGCTCCAGGCGCAACTCGATTAAAGCTTGTGGCCACGCTCGCCAAAAAAACAACTACAGAAAACACTGCGAATAATTTCATCGAACTTATGCAAATTAAGAATGGTGTAGTTCAAAGTCAGTCCGACAAGCCTGAATATGCTGCAATCAAGGATTATATCGCTCGGCGTACATACGATGAATCGGGCAACTATATTGTTCACGGAATGAGTCTTCGTCTGAGAGAACATCTATCTAGTGCCAACAATCAAGGCGTATTCACGGCCGCACAGGGCGGTAACACTAGTCTTATAACGATTGATATGCAGCCCGGCAAGGCTTACGTTCAGGGATATGATATTGAAACTCTAGTAACAAAACAAATTAATATTAGAAAAGGCATTGATTTTCAATCTCTAGAGCAGGTCAAGACATTGATTGATTATGGTAATTACGTTATAGTCGATAACGTAGTTGGTGCATGGGATATCAATGGTCAAGATACAGTTACACTGCGCGGCCAACAGGCCAATGCGATAAGCACTCGCTCATATTCGACAACCAATTATCCTGCTTCCTCTATTGGTACTGCCCGCGTGCGTGGGCTTGAATATTATTCGGGCACTCCTGGTCTTCCGTCCGCTCAATATAAGGTGTATCTGACAGATATAAAAATGACGGCGGCCAACAAAAGTTTCGCTAATGTTCAATTTATTGGATTCTCGGCCGGTGGGTCAAGCGCGAACGGTAAAGCTGATATCGTCGGATCAAATGGACTTAATGCAAACACTGCCGATCCCTCGTTCGATAGGGCAGTATTCAAGTTGCCCACAATTGCAACGAAAAGACTACGTGATACATCAGGTAATATCGATACCGACTTTACCTTCTATAAATCATTCGATATATCGTTCGGTGCAACAGGCCAAGCCACTATAACTACGGGCGATAATTCAGAGCGTTTTGCCGGATCGGGCACATTAAGCGATTCCGCAACTAGGTCGAATTACTATATTGTCTCGCGAGGCTCGGCTAACACAAATACTCTCACCGGCACAGTAAGTGTAACGAATGGTTCAAATACAGTAACTGGTTCTGGAACGGCATTTACGACGCAAGTAAACCCTGGCGATCTGATTCGCATCGCTAATACTGGTACCACAAATTTTCTTGTGAGCGAAGTGACGAACGATACTTCACTGAAAGTGCTAAATGCTGCCGGAGTTACAAAGACGGGTATGCCGTTTCACAAGAGATTTATACAGGGGCAAATTCTCGATCTTGGTGGCGTAGGCCGCGACGGCACGCGATCCATTACAGTTTCGGGTTCACCCACGACTACTTCGTTAATCGATTTAAATGAAACTCTTAATTCACCAGCAACGCTTACTGCTACTGCCATCGTCAAGCTTACCAAGGCGGATGGTCAAGAAGCAGCTAAAACTGTTGTTCGTAACAGATTAGTTCAGATTCGCATTGGTAATGCCGCTGCGGGAAATTCGTATGCAGGTAATACATCTGGGCCATGGCCACTAGGACTATCCGATGGATTTAAACTTGTTTCGGTTCGCAAGCAAAGCGGAAGCAATTTCGCATCTGTATCTGCTGGATCGGACGTAACGAATGACTTCATTCTCGATAGCGGTATGCGCGATAACTTTTATGATCATGCTCGATTAGTTAAGAAGCCAGGTAGCGGCCTAACTATTTCTTCTGGTGATAGGCTTCTTGTTAAACTGGATCATTTCACTCATTCGTATTCGACCGGCGTAGGATATTTATCGGTAGATTCATATCCTGTAAACGATGCAACGGCTGGATCAGATACGACTAAAATCTTCACATATGAAATTCCCGTATATACTTCGCCGTCAGATGGCATGAGCTTTGATCTTCGCGATTCAATCGATGTGCGACCACGCACGACTGATACTGCAAATAGCGTTACTACTCTGACTAATATATCGGTCAATCCACTGGTGTCAACATCATTCGATGAACCAAGTGGTGGTCTACATTTCTCTCCACCTCAACAAGATTTGACGGCTGATCTTGACTATTACCTTGAGCGTAAGGATCTTATTGTTCTGAACAAGGATGGTTCGATGGGAGCAATAGCCGGTACGCCTTCACTATTTCCCCGCGCGCCGACGGTGCCAGCCGAGGGCATTATTCTGGCCGAAGTGAGTCTTGCTCCATATCCTTCACTTCCGTCTGAAATTGCGCGGCGAGTGGGCAGGCCTGATATGTCAAACGGTGTTTATCCTGTGAAGAATTCACGCTTTACAATGCGTGACATAGGCGTCATTAAGGATCGTGTAGACAATCTTGAATATTATACTTCTCTATCTCTTCTTGAAAACGATGCCAAGTCATTGATCGTTCAAGATGCAAATGGGCTAGATCGATTCAAGAATGGAATTTTAGTCGATTCGTTTACCGGTCACAAGATCGGTAACGTGTATGATTCCGATTATAAGATTGCAATCGATCCTTCGAAGGGTGAAGCTCGGCCTCCGTTTGCCATAAACAACGTAGAACTATTTTACCATGCTGCGAATTCATCGAATGTCGTTCGCACAAATGTTACCGCCGATGGTATTTCTCGCGATCAGATAGTATTGATTAGTAATTCACAAATTCTGTTCTCAAATAATGAAACCCTAACATCTGGTGCAAGCACGGCCAACCTTCGATATCAGGTAGACAACAAATTGTATATCGAAGCTGCCACAGGCAACTTTGCCGCGGCCGCTTCTGTAGTTGGCGGTACTAGCGGCAAAACAGCTACTATCAGTAGCACTATCACAACGACTGTTGGCGATTTGTTGACTCTTCCATATACTCATGAAATTCTCGTAGATCAGAAATATGCAACAACTACTCGCAATACAGCTGGAGCTTTCTACAATTGGGCTGGCGTGCTAGTTCTTGATCCAGCCGAAGATTATTGGGTAGATACGACGATTGCTCCTGCCGTTCAGGTTAATTTCGATTTAAATACAGATAACTGGTTGCATCTGGCCAATTCATGGCAGACACAATGGGGTGCATGGAACACAGTATGGACAGGTACGAGAGCTAGTGGAGCAACTTCGACTAGTACTTCAGGTGTATATGCGTCGGGCCAACAGCTCCTGCAGGACTTCACCATATCCAATGAAATGGTGACTACTACTGAGAGAAGCCGAACTGGTATCACACCAACAATTACAGTGCAGAACACAACACAGTCTTTGGGTAATACTGTCCGTGATGTGAATCTACAGCCCTACATGCGCTCGCGTGTCATTCGATTTACAGCCCATGCAGTAAAACCAAGCACACGATTATACGCATTCTTTGATGGTACGAATGTGTCCAATTATGTGACGCCGACCAACTCTTCGTTTGCAAACACAGCAAACGAGGGCGGTATTCTAACAAGCGATAGCACAGGCAGATTATACGGTACGTTCCGTGTACCAAATGATAGCTCGCTTCGATTCAATACAGGATCGCGCAATCTGCGCTTTACGGATAATCCTACGAACGCTCAGGGTCTGGGGCTTCTTACAACTTCGGCCGAAGCTACCTATACAGCCCAGGGTCTTTCTACTACAGCGCAAGACACAATTGTTGCGACAAGACAGCCTGTAATCACTCAGATAACATCGACAGAGACGACAACTATCACAACAAGTAATTGGGTTCAAGTCGGTGGCGGCACAAATGTTGTCGGCACTATACCTGATCCGCCGCCGGCGCCGGCGGCCGCCGACTTCGGCGTTTGGGGGTTAGCGAGCCCGGGCGATGGCGACGCCGACGATCCCATATCCCAGACATTTCTTGTCAATACTATGCAATCGTCCAGAATATCTGGCACAGGCGCGTTCATCACCAAAGTCGATCTATTCTTCTCGACAAAGGATTCGACGCTACCAGTCATCGTGGAAATTAGAGAAGTCGATCCGGCTACTGGGCATCAAACATTGCGTACAGTTCCCTATGGTCAGGCTATTGTCCCATCGTCTCTTGTCAATACAAGCACCGATGGCAGCAAACCCACACCGTTCTACTTCCCTTCGCCAGTATATCTTTTGAATGATCGTTCATATGCAATCGTAGTCATTCCCGGCGCATCAAATCCTAATTATCGTGTACACACGGCTCGAATTGGCGAAAACGATACGCTGACGGGCAACAGAATTACAGCCCAGCCCGCATCCGGTATGATGTTTATTTCCTCAGATGATCGTACCTACAGCGCAATTCAAGAAGAGGATATGAAGTATCGCCTGTATATGGCAAAATTTAACAAGTCCTTGGTTGGTAGTATTGTGGTCAAAAATGAAAATCGCGACTATCTGACTGTAGCAAATCAATCGGCCGCACTTCATACGATTGGTGAACAAGTTCACGGGATAACTCTTCTTCATGGTACATTTGCAAATACAAAAACCCTAAGCGTTGCAAACAATACGACATTTGCACAGGGCATGGTATCTGGTGCCACTGGTATAGTTACCTCGTTTTCGGCCAACACGGTTACTGTTCGCGATGTTACCACGGCTGTTAAATTCAAGGGCAAAGAGAGAATTCGTATACGTACAAACAACGCAACGAGCGGCGGTATTGTCGGTAATTCGACAGGCGTTATAATATCGGCCACTACTCCAATCGGCTTTGTTACCTACTACGACGCGGTGAACTACGCAAATACTCACCTGCATCTTTCTAACACATCATTTATAAACAGCGGTGCCGCTTGTACTTCCAATCGTATGTTCACGAACAATACATTTATACGTGGGCAGTCAAACGGATATACCGCACGAATCGTTGCAATGAATAGACTTCAGGGAGATGTATTTAAGTTTACAACTGATTATCTACAACCATCAAATACTACTATCTCTTCAAGTACCAAGATGGCTTTATCTGGCTCGTCACGCGATACGTCATATGTTCCTGTCAATATTAATGGAGACACAGAACTGAATGTGCCTCGCTTTATTCTATCGCGGTCAGTAGAGTCTAATACCAGTGCCAGTAGTAGTTCATTCGCATCATCTCGGTCGGCCGAGTTCAAAATCGCGATTGGGTCTACCAGCGATTTGTCAAGCCCGGCCGTTGATTTGCGTCGTACTTCACTTTGCCTGATAGAAAATCTTATCAACTCCAATAATGCTATTGGATCAAGTGAAGACGGCATTAAGACTGGCGGCAATGCAAAGGCTAAATATATTAGTCGGCGCGTAACACTGGCTGATGGGCAAGATGCCGAAGACCTTCGTGTATATGTAACCGCATATAAACCAAGTGGCGCAGGAGTGCATGTTTACTATAAGGCTCTGAATAGAGAAGACAGCGATACTTTCTCTGATTCTAGCTGGATACCAATGACTCCTGTAACAGACGCTGGTTTCACAAGCACTGCGCGGTATTCATCCAGTGAGGATACAGAGGATTTTCTAGAGCTGGCCTATAAGATAGATTCATATTCAAATACACACAAGTCAGGAGCCAATACGACAAGTGGTATTATGGAATATCGCAATACACTGGGCGCGCGATATACGGGCTTCAAGTATTTCGCAATCAAGATTGTTCTAACGCATACTACAAGCACACGGCCGCCACGTATTCGCGATTTCCGCGCAATCGCACTACAGATTTAACATGTATACAAAAGTGAAAGATGCGCCTGGTTTTGTTCGAGGAGAAAACTCCGCTATATTATCGACAGATGTGGCGAGTTTAACTTCATATAAAAAACGGCGCGATCAGCTTAATGAAATGAGAGCTGCTGTACATGATATAAATAACATGAAGATAGAATTAAATGAAATAAAATCCATGTTGCAAACAATTATCGGAAAAATACAAAATGGCTAAAATTGCCAACGTAGCATTGACCAATACATTTGATACATGGCGTATTACGTCAAATAAAGCATTTGATCGGCTAAGTCAGTTTGCAATAAACAATTCATCGCTATATGCAAATACAGTTACGGCCAATAACAACCTTAATGCATTGAAAAATGCCACGATTACAAAGAATCTAACTGTATCGGGCAATACATCCACTAATAAAGCAACTGTTACCTCAGCGCTGACTGTATCGGGTAATACAACATTAGGTGCTGCAGGTAAGACAATTACATCTACCGGTGTTCTAGCTCATACTGGTAATCTAACTGTATCTGGTAATACCTCCGCTAATAAAGCAACAGTTACGTCGGCTCTAACAGTATCAGGTAATACAACATTAGGTGCTGCCGGTAAGACAATTACATCGACTGGTCTTCTGGGCCATACTGGTCGAGCCACTATTAGTACAAATCTAACTGTATCTGGTAATACGACGCTGGGTGCTGCGGGTAAGACGATTACAACGACAGGTGATCTATCCCACACCGGTGATATTACTGCATCTGGTGATATCACATCGAATTCGGATCTGGCATTTAAGTCTAACGTCGAAATAATTACCAATGCTCTCGACAAATTAAGTAACATCAAAGGTATTACATTCAATAGCGATGGTGTTTTGCGCCGTCGGACAGGAGTCATAGCTCAGGATGTACAGACGGTGTTGCCCGAAGCTATTCATACTAATTCCGATGGTCATCTATCTGTTGCATATGGCAATATGGTCGGACTTTTAGTGGAAGCCATCAAGGAACTGGATAAAAAAATCAAGAATATTACCGAATCAAATCGATAAGACAAATAACTACTGAACTAAATAGTCTAAAGTTCTTTACTAAAAATATAGAAGGTTAATATGGCCAAGATCGCAAACGTCGAAACATCAGATACTTTTGGAATATGGCGAACACGCTCGAACGCGGCGTTTGATCGGCTAAGTCAGTTTGCAATAAACAATTCATCGCTATATGCAAATACAGTTACAGCTAATAACAATCTCAATGCATTGAAAAATGCCACGATCACAAAGAATCTACTTGTATCTGGTAATACAACATTAGGCGCTGCTGGTAAGACGATTACATCCACAGGTGTTCTAGCTCACACTGGTAATCTAACTGTATCAGGCAATACAACATTAGGCGCTGCTGGTAAGACGATTACATCCACAGGTGTCCTAGCTCACACTGGTAATCTAACTGTATCTGGTAATACAACATTAG